GCCATTCTCCCCCGCATCATGCTGATCGAGGAGCGCATCGAGAATGACCTCCTGCCACTGTATCCCGGTCAGGGGCCCGGACTCTGGCTCGATACCGACTTTGAGAACCCCGTCCCGGAGGACCGCGAGGCCAAACGCCTCGACCGCGAGCTTGACCTGAAATATGGTAAGCGGGTCATCAATGAGTTGCGCGAGGAGGACGGTGAGATGCCCGTCCCCTGGGGCGACAAGCCGATCCTGCCGTACACAATGGGACCGCTGGGCAGCGCACCGGTCATCTCGCCCACTCCAGCGCCCACTCCAGCGCCAGCACCTACACCGGCCCCCGAGCCTCCGCCCAGGCCCTCCGCCGAGGAGATCGAGGCGTACCGGACGCGGCTATGGGAAGCCCACATCGAACGAACCCTTCCGCAGGAAGAGGCGTTCATCCCGGATCTGGTGCGAGACTTCCGGCGCCAGGAGGCGGAAGTCCTGGCGCGGCTGGAGGCGCACGGCAAAATCCTAGACGCCTACTTCTCCGGCTGGAGCGCGAAGAAGATCCGGGCCCACCTTCAGCGGGACCAGTCCCTGGTGGACGCGATCCTCTTCGACATCGAGGCAGAGACGGCGAAGCTCGTGCCGGTCGTCAAGCCGCACATCGAGAGCGCGGTGGACGCGGCGGGCCTGCACGCGATCGCGGACATCGGCGTCGGGGTGTGGGACCTCCAGGATCCGGCCGTGCTGGAGTGGCTTGCGTCCCACGGGCTCGAGGCCTCGAAACTCATCACCGGCACGACGCGAGACGCACTCAAGGCGACGTTGATCGAGGGGGTCTCGGCCGGCGAGACCACGGCCGACCTCATCAAGCGCATCAAAGATGTCTATGGCGTGGCGACCACGAGCCGGGCTGCGCTCATCGCGCGGACCGAGGTGAACACGGCGAGTACTTGGGGAACGCTTGAGGGGTACAAACAAAGCGGCGTGGTCGAGAAGAGCGCCTGGTTGAGCGCAAGAGATGAGCGCGTGAGAAAAACGCATGCGGAGGCTGATGGTAAAGAGGTCGAACTCGGGGAGGACTTCCACGTTGGCGATGGGTGGGGCCCCGGGCCGGGACACATCGGACTGCCGGAGGAAGATTGCGGATGTCGGTGCGGCCTGCTCGCTGTCACCTCTAGCGGCAAGGCGGCCCCCCACCCCACGAACGGCGACCTCGCCTCTCCCGGCGGCATGCTCGGCATGATGGCGAGACTGTTGGAGCGGGCACTGTCGGCGCTCACGGCGCGCCCTGCTGCGGCTCCTCCGACAGCAACCGGGACGGTGGCGCTGGTGGACCGTGACCCGAGGGGTTTCATCAGCAAAGTAACGCAGATACCAGTCAAGTCTGGAGCTGAGACATCCACCGCGGCTTTGATTGAGCGTGACGCGAACGGCTTCATCCGCAAGGTGACGAAGACGCCGGCTGAACCCGGAGGTGAACCATGAGTCTGCTTGTTCCGTCCGCCAGCCAGCAGACGATGCTGCAGCGCGTGCTTGGGCAGAAGTTGCTGCTCAAGCTCTATACGAACGGCAGGACCCCGGCACTGGGCGATGTGGCGGCTGACTACACAGAGATGGCCGGCATCGGCTACATGGCGAAGACGCTGGCGGCTGGCAATTGGAGTTACCTGCCGGGCCCGCCGACGAAGGCGGTCTATCTGCAACAGGTCTGGACGTTCCAGGCCGGCGGGCCGATCAAGGTGTACGGCTACTACGTCGTGCAGGCGTCCGATGGGAAACTCCTCTGGGCCGAGCGGTTCTTGCCGGCGGGGAGCCTGCCCATCGACTACTTCGTGGAACAGAACGAGGGAGATCAGATTGTCATCGGAACGGATGTGTACCCGATCCAGTGCACGCTGGGGAGTGCGTAGCCTTTAAAAGTCCCCAATCGAATTTGGCTGACTCTGAGGAAGGCAAGTCTAGGAGGCACCATGAGCAAGAGTGACACCTTTGAAAACGATCTGATGCTACTACTGTTCAACAACATAGCCATCGCCAACATTGGTGACGCCGCTGGGCTTCGTGCGTCCACGGCACCGGGTACTCTCTGGTACTCGTTGCATACCACTGATCCAGGTGATACGGGAACCGCCATCACGAATGAGACAGCTTATTCGGGGTATGCGCGGGTATCGAAAGCCCGTGCTTCTGGTGCGGGCGGGTTCACAGTCACCGGCAACTCGGTATCCCCCCCAGAAAATGTGGATTTCGGTGAGTGCTCTGCCTCGCCTGGGGGACCGATCACGCACTTCGGTATCGTGAATACCGCCTCGGGTGCGGGGAAGCTGCTCTACAGCGGCACCGTGACTCCCAACGTGACGATGGCGGTTGGCGTGATCCCTCGATTAAAAACTACGAGTTCAATTTCAGAGGATTGAGGATCGTTGGAGGCACGGATGAGTAATAGACGCGCTGTGCAGAAACGCTATCGCGACGCGCACCCGGAAACATGCAAACTGAGTGACACGACATGGCGCGCGAAAGACCCACAGCGGGCGGCAGAACTTGACCGTGCGAGCACACGGCGCCATTACCAGCGTCACCGTGAGCGCATTCTTGCTCTTCAACATTCGAAGTATCGCCGTGGGACCGAGAGGCCACGTCTTTCGGACAAAGAGAAAGCGGAAGCCTCCGCATTATATGCCACCAGTCTCACGTTCAAGGAAATCGGTGATCGTCTGAAGAGGACAGGTGGAACCGTCGCCCGTTATCTTAGGACCGTTGAATCCATTCGTGCTCGACCGGTGAAGTCTGGACCGGGAGCGGTCGGGTGGAAGGGTGGCCGGGTTCTCTCGCATGGCTATATCTATGTCTGGTTGCCGCCAGACGATCCGATGGCCTGCATGCGAGATCAGGCTGGCCGCGTCGCTGAGCACCGTCTTGTCCTCGCTCGTAAACTTGAGCGACCGCTCCTAGATTCCGAAACGGTTCATCATATCAATGGCCATCGGTCTGAAAACCATCCAGACAATCTGGAACTTCGGAATGGGAAACACGGCAAAGGGATCGTTCTCGCTTGTCTCGATTGCGGCTCGCATCGGATCGGGCCGGTGACGACCAGCACGATCACCGAGGACCAGTGATGGGGTACTGCCAAGCCCAAGACGACGGAACACGCGGCCACGACCGCAAGCTCCAAGGTCCCTGCACGCTCTGTCATGGCTCTACGAAGAAGGGACATCTTTGGCTCGGCGGAAGCGACTATGTGCAATGCCCGGACTGCATGGGAACGGGCGTCGTCACTTTCATAGAGACACTCGTGAACCCTAAACGGCATTTCGCAGTTCAGGGATTGAGGAGAATTTAATGGCAATTTATTCGATTGGTGTGCGAACGACTGACGTTACCATCGCGCACCCTGGGCATACTCTTGTCACGGCCGCCACGGATCGAGCGGCGCTTCTGGAGTATGGCTTGTTCCTGGCTGGAGCAGGAGCCACGACTCAGGGGCTAGGGCGCCCTGCGGCAGTGGGTGTTGGCGCGACGGCAACCATTGCGCTTCAGGCTGAAGACCCCGGCAGTCCCGCGGGAACCCTTCTCTCCGTCCTCGAATGGACAACTACCGACCCTACCCCTCCGACAGTCTATATGCGCCGGATCGGTTTCCCGGCGACGATCGGCGTGGGCGTGATCTGGACCTTCCCGCGAGGTCTCATTATTCCTATCAGCGGCAACCTCGTAACTTATAACATCGTGGCAGTGACAACCGGGAATGACCAATACGCTGTGGTCGATGAATAACCTCGTGACTTTCGGCACCGGGATCGGCAGTAGCCCCGTAGACCAAACGGGGCGGGGAGTGTTTCGGACACAATAGATGCCACTGGCGCAGGGGTTGGTCCTGGCGCAGACCAATGGCTGGTTGGGGCACGATGATGCGGCCGGGATTTTTGCGATGGTGGCGTCGATGTTTGGGCGCGAGGTCATGCCCGCGGCGGAGCCCGAGGGCGGCGTCCAAGGCGGGCAGGATTATACGCCGGATGTGGTGGCGGAGATTCGGCGGGTGATGCAAGAGCAGCTGGCAGCGGGCAGTGGGCAGCGGGCTCGCCCCGTGGACCAGAAGCCGAACCGGGTCCACAGGGCAAGGAAGCAGCGATGATAGACCGGATCGGGGAGCTGGCGGAGGCGGTGCGGGCGGCGACCGCGCGGCCCGGCCAGGCTCCGGCGGTGGTGAATGTGTCGGCGGTGATGCCATTGCCGGGGAAGCAGATCTACGAGATCGAACGCGACGCGCGGGGACACATCATTCGAGCCACCAGGAACCCGAAAGAGGGTTGATCCATGGCCAATAATTTTCAATTGGCGAATGCGGCGGCGGATGCCGTCTGCGCACTCCTGGATGGCGGGAAGCTCCGGATCTATGGGGGCGCGCAGCCGGCGAGCGCTGATGACGCGGTGGGTGCACAGCCGTTGCTGGCCGAGCTGACGTTCGGGAATCCGGCCTTCGGTGCGGCGCTCGCAGGTGCCGCGACGGCGAATGCGATCACCGCGGATGCATCCGCGAATGATACAGATACCGCGACCTGGTTCCGCGCGCTGAAGAGTGACAACACCAAAGTTTTTGATGGGTCGGTGGGTCTATTGGGGTGTGATCTGAATCTGAACAGCGTGGCGATCCAGGTGGGGGCGCAGGTGAGCGTGACCAGCCTGACGTATACGCAACCGAGAGCATAACACATGACAACGATCACAGCGCTATCCTCGGCGCGACGTAGCAACAAGACGACTTCGGTGGTGTGGCAGGTGCCTGCGAACATCCAGGGGGACTTTGCCTTTGCTCTCGACCTGCTGCTTGCCGATCTCATCGACCCCACGAAGAGCGCGTCCGTGGCTCTCATCGACGAGACCGGACAGACGCTGGCGGGGTTTACCTGGGTTGGTGGACCGAACCTTGACAAATTTGGTCGGCCTGTGGGCAATCCACGGATCACGTTTGCGGCAGCCGACATCGCCGGTAAGGAGGTGCGCTTGGTGGTGACCCCGAACAAAGCAATCACGTTCGGCGGGATTCTGGAGGTCGCATAGTGGCAACGGCACTCGTCCAGCATACTGGCGCAACGTGGAATAATACCACGGGCGGGGAAAAAGACTTCGCCGGAAACGTCACGAGTGGCAACCTCGTCTCCGTCCAGGTCGAGTGTTGGACAAATGCCACAAACCACCCACCCGTCGCTGGCGATGTTACGGCGGAAGCAGGCAGCACCGCTACCATTGGGACCGTGACGCTGGACAAGGTGGCAACCTACACCAATGGGAGCCAGTACTGGCATGTGGCAATATGGTCGGCTCCGGTGACGGGCACAGGGACGTTGACGATGGTGTTCGTGGGAGTGCCAGATGGGTCCTATGGAGCCATCGGGATCGCTGAATATAGCGGCGCTGATGTGACAGCATCACGAGTCGAGGGTACGAATAGTGCCACAGGCACTAGCACGGCCCCCAACAGCGGCAACGTTACATCCGCCGGTGGTGCTGTTTTTGTGGGGAGCCTGGCGTTTGGCGCTGATGCCGCAGTAACGATTGCCGAGGACGCAGCATTTGCAAAGATTTGGGAGGAGGAATATGGTGTTATGCATCAGCCCGGAGCCTTTGAGGATCGGTGCGTGGCTGGCGCAACCACGGACGCTGCGACATGGACATTGGGGTCGTCGAAAGCCTGGCTTGCGGCGTTAGCGGTTTACAAAGTAGCGGCGGCGGGCGAGGCTGCGCTCACCGGCACCGCGCTCCCGAGTATGCGTGCGGGCGCTGTTCGCACCACAGGCAAAACCATCATCGTCACCATAAGTGGTGATACGTGGATCGCTTAAATGGCCTTCGCTGACATCCGGCAAGACATCATCAACGGGATAGACTCCGCGCAGTCTGAGGCTGGAGGGTGGGATGCTCAGGTCAAGGCGAAACTCGTCGTTGCGGATGTTGTCCGCGATTCCAGCACGCAGGTCACGGTCACACTGAGCGCCGGGATTGATTACAACACCACGGCGGACGAAGTAATCACAGTCACAGTGCCCGCCTCGGCGCTGACCGGGGGTGTACCTATCGTCGCCACCCCAACTCTTCCAGTGTACGCCGACCTTGGCGGCGGTGCGGGCGGCGACCGCTGGCGTGCTCGCCGTTCTCAGCTTGTAGCATACACCTCTACGAGAATACGGAGGTGTACCGAAGCCTGGGCACCGAGCACGGGCATTCTCAACCCTGCGCTCGACGCGCAGGCTGACAACGTGAGTCGGATGGTCTAATGCGAGCATCCCAACTTTGGAACACTAACCAAGCGGCGGTCGGTGGCATCACCGAGGCAGATGGTTCCGCAGCCGGTACTGCCACAGCGGACAGCGTTAGTGGAGCAATCGCCGGGATCGTCGGAAGCATCGCAGGGATCGCGGCATCGACAGTCCTCGCTGTCGCACTCACGTTGGGGGCAGGTTCCTCCGCAGGAGCCGCTAGTACCAGCGTCATCGGGGCGCTTGTTGCGCCGACTGCGGCTGCAAGTGTGGGCGTCGCTACTTCCGCTGTGGTCGGGGCGGCTCCATTCGTCGGTGTCGCCTCCTCGGTGGGGGTGGCTACCCCATCAATCGTTAGTGGTGCGACCGCTGGTTCGCCCGGTTCATCTGCGGGAGGTAGTACCGCCGCCGCTATTTCTCAGGTGACGCTGAGTGGCGATGGGGCATCCACAGGGGCCGCATCTACTTCAGTAGTTGGTGCGGCGCTGACATCGGCTGGGGTTACTAGTAGTGGCAGCGGCACAGCATCCGGCATTGGCGCATCGCCATTTGTTGGTGTCGGTAGTTCTACCGGGGCCGCATCGGCTTCCGGTGTTGGTGCAGGGACAGCGACAGCGGTTTCAAGTGCCAGCGGCACAGGCACCGTCATTGGTGCGGCGAATGCGATCGCCCGCACGACCGCTGCCTCGTCGGGTATTGGAAGCGTAGGCGGTATCGGCGCGGCAACCGCGAATGGTGTTGCGACTTCGAGCGGATCGGCAACTGTCAGTGCGGTGGGAGCCGCGCCCTCCCAAGGAACAGCGGCCTCGGCCGGAACCGTAAGTGTCACTAGTGTTGGCGAGAATGCCGCAGAACTTGGCTCAACGGGGGAATCGGCTGGCGCTGCGACTATTTCAGGTGTGGGGTTTGCTCTCGCACGCGCTGATGCTGCTTCAGTAGGGACCGCGAGTGTTTCTGGTATTGGTGAGGACGCTGGAGAGCCTGGGTCAACGGGTGAATCGGTTGGGGTTGCGGTCGTTTCAGGTGTGGGGGTTGCCCTCTCTGCTCCCGCGGTTACCCCCGCGGCCGCTGGCGGTGCCTATCGGCCATATTCATTCCCGACCCCGAAGGTGCGCCCGATCATCACGACGTTCGGGCCACACCCTGTACGGCTCGTGGTCGAGGGTCACGCGGAGGCTCGGACCGTCCACGCCGTCTCGCCGCAGGCGGTCGATCTGGGATTCTCGGGTCACGCACTGGCGATCGTCCGGCGGCTTTACGAACTGGCAAATGGCGGGCCAGCGCTGGCGGTCGGCGGGTCGGGGAACCCGCACAGGCGAGGAGTCGCGGGGACATCGGGCGGTCTGCTCATCGGCGGCCATGCGGAGGCCTATGAGGCGCAGGACTGGATGGGCGCAGCGATTGCCAGGGAGGATGAGGAGCTACTGCTGGAACTGATCGGCGTGCTGTGATCTGAGCGGCGCCCGATAGCGGTGTAGCAGGTAGATCAAGGAGGTGGGCAGATGACTATTGCGTTTACGCCCCAATGGACCGACACGGGGCAACAGGTGATCGCGCCGCAATGCCTGGCGCGTGGAGAAGTGCTGCGCCAGACTTTGGATCTTGCGAATAAGTTCGGGGCATATCTGTTTGTCGGCATCGGCAAAGGCGGGATCACCGCGCTCGGCGGGTAGGAGGCATCGATGGTGGAGCGCGGGGACCGGACCTCTCTGTGGGTTCGGGAACGGATCACGGTTCGGAAATTCGAGGGAGCCCCTCCCCGCGAGGGTGAGCGTGGGGAGCCGCTGGAAGTGATCGTCATCGAGGATGGGCGGGTGGTGGAGACCGTATGGATCAGACAGAGAAGGCTAGACCCGGCGACCGGGCCGTCGTCATGGTGAAGGAGCGCGTCACCGTTAGAAAATTTGATGGGGATCCCCCTGTGGAAGGGAAGGACAAGCCCCCGGTGGAAACGATCGTGATTGAGGACGGGCAGATCATCGAGCACACGATCCTGCCACAGGGAGAGGAGAACAGCCATGCCACTTGAAAATGCTGGTCGAGATCACATTGCAGCGGCCCTCAAGGGCGAGGTCCCCACACCGTTCAATGCTGCCAACGCCTATATCGGCGCGGGGGATTCTGGCGATGCATTCGACGCGACGGACACTGATTTGCAGGCACCGACGAACAAGTTGCGCAAGGGGATGGATTCGACTTATCCGCAGCGCACGGTCAACGTGCTCACCCTGCGAGCCACGTTTGGGACCAGCGAAGCCAACTGGGCCTGGAAGGAGTGGGGAGTGTTCAACGCGGTAAGCAGCGGGACCATGCTGTGCCGGAAGGTGGAGGCACTCGGGATCAAGGTGAACACCCAGTCCTGGGAGATCACGGTCGAGGTCACCGTCAACAACCCCTAATCCGGAGAAGTAACACATGAGCGACATCCACGTGTTGACCGGAAATAGGGGGATGGTGATGGTAGTGTGCCATATTCCGGTCCTCAGTAGTCTCAACGCAAGCGGTATTTCCTACCAGTTGGCCTGGACAAACAGCGGTCGAGCAGGACCTAACTTCCCCTCTATCTTAGCCGTAGGGAAAGGGGTAGGGCAAATCACGCAGGAGGAGGCGGACGCCCTGAAAGCCGGTGTCTTAGCCGAGATCGTGACGGAGGTAGACCTAAAGGCGTCGTCAACCGCACCAGCCCGGCTGCAGCTCCTACAGGAAGTCTGGAAGAAAGCGGAAGACAGGCTTTCTGCAGAGCTTTCGGAACTACAGCACTACGGGGGCGTTTTCGCGAGGAGATAAGTGTGCCTGACCTTATCCAGATGACGCTTACAGATAGCCTGGCGGTGAGGGTGACAGCAGGGTCCGACAAGGTCGGGGTCTACAAGCCCGGTTTGCCCGGGGTTTGGGCGGGATACTTTTACGGGGACTACGACGGCAACGGGATCTGGGAACCAGCGAAGGATAAGATCTCTGCCTTTGGGGGGAATGCCGGAGACATCCCGATCATCGGGGACTGGAACGGTTCTGGAACAGCAAAGATCGGTATCATTCGTACTGCGACTGGCCTTACCTGGTACGCAGATTACAACGGGAACTGGATTTGGGAGGGCTCTCTAATTGACAAGGTCAGTGCTTTCGGGTCGGCAGGGGACATTCCGATCATAGGGGACTGGAATGGGGACGGGAAGTCGAAGATCGGGAGTTTCCGCCAGAGTGCCCGCTCTTTCTACTTGGATTATAACGGGGACTGGTTGTGGAACGCTGCCATAGATAAGACCGTCGTCTGGGGGGTCACGGAGGACCTTCCGATCGTCGGGGACTGGACCGGCACCGGCTACACGAAGATCGGAACCTTTCGCCCTTCCACCGGGCATTTTTTCTTGGACTGGGACGGGGACTTTGCGTGGAATGGCCTGTACGACAAAAACTACGCCGGTTTTGGTGTCGCGGGGGTCGTTCCGATCATAGGGGACTGGAACGGGGACGGGAAGTCGAAGATCGGCGCTTTCGACCCAGCGACCGGGAATTTCTACCTGGACTACAACGGGGACGGGACGTACTCCGGACCACCTAATGACAGATTTATAACGGGACTAGGCCAAGCCGGGGACACCCCCATCATAGGGGACTGGAACGGGGACGGCAGGTCGAAAGTCGGCGTCTGGCGACCTTCGACCCACACCTTCTACCTGGACACGAACGGGGACGGGGTTTACAGCGGCCCGCCGAACGATTCGTGCATCACCACCTTCGGGGACAGTACCTGCCTCCCGGTGGTCGGGAACTGGCGCGCGTCGGATATGGTCAAAAATGCCGTCCGACTGTCGAGGGCGGATACGTCCAGTGCGTCGCTCACAGAGACCGTCCAACAGTTGAAGGCCAGACTGGCGCGGGCAGACATCCTGGACCTGAAAGTTCTGGCCGACCTGATGGGGACCGTAGTGGGGGTGCCCCTGCAGGACACTGACCTGCAAGAGCTTTTTGGCAGATTCCGGTTGGACGAGAAAGCCGGTAGGTATTATCTTGAAGAGCAGCCGGCGCGAATCTACGGGGACGAGAAAGCCGGTAGGTACTATCTGGAAGAGCAGCAGGCCAGGCTCCACCTGGAAGGGCAGCCATGATTATCCTATACGAAGGCGAGAAGCGAGACATCATCGTCAAGGTGGTGCGCAGAATTGCGGGCGCCTATATCTTGAGTTCCGCCGAGAGGCGGATTCTGACGGCGGCGCGGGCGGTGGTGCCAGGGTTCGACTGGGCGGCGGCGACGTGGGATCCGGCCGCGGCCGAGCTGTCAGCCCTGTTCGACTCGACGGCGGCCGGTCTAACAGCACCCGGCATCTACTACCTGCAACTGCGGTGCACCATCGGGGCTGAACGATATGAAACCGAAATCCGCGTGGACGTGAGCGACTGGGGCCCATAGGTGTGCGGCGTAGCCCGGTGAGCATATGAGGTAGAGGACTCGACAACCGACAATTGACCGTGCCCACCCGCCCCCTGATCAAGGGCGGGGGGAAAAGACCGAGCGAAATGGCACATAAGTATCCAGAGAGGGAGAGAAAGGCTGCCCTTGATTACTATTACAAAAATAGGGAGCGCATTGCTAAGAAGTCGAAGAAACGTTACGAAGAAAGATGCGAATCTGATCCTGGATACCGGGCTCTTTTGGCGGCGAGAACAAGGGAGCACCAGAAGAAGCATAGAAACGATCCCCGCTACAAGGAGCGGCAGAAGGCTAAACTTGCTGAGTTGGAGCTCAAATATGGTCACAAACGCGGAGCCGACTACAAGCAAAATCCCGATTCTGTCAGGAGGGCCAGGAAGAATTATGGTCACCGCCTGAAGAACAAGATTTTCAGTACGCTCGGGGAGAGGTGCGTGTGTTGTGGGGAGACCATCGTTGAATTCCTGACGGTTGACCATATTAACGGCGGAGGCGCGGCACACCGGAAAGCGCTCGGTGGAAGAAGAGGTTGGACAGTGTACGCGGATATCGTTCGTCAGGGAGTGCCGAAAGACAAGTTCAGGATTCTTTGCATGAACTGCAATTGGGCAACAAGGAAAGGTGATGAGTGCCCACATAAAGCGGCAAAGTAATAATAACTAAGCCCAAGCCCCGTCTGATCAACGGGGTGGGGTGATCCCGAAGGAACCGGCATCCGAGCGCTCGGCGGATGCCGGTTTCTTTTTGGGCGCACCACGAGGACCGAAAGCTGTGAACCCTCGCACAGGGAGAAGGACGATGAGCAAATTGCGGGCATATTTCGTCGAGGAATTTCTGGCGGGCAAGGCGCTGAATCCCGTGGACCTCTCTACCCGCGAGGGGCCGCCACGGCTGGCCATGCCGAACATCAACCTGCACGTGCGGGCCGTTGGGAATCCCGAAGACCGGACGCTGGAGTTCGTCGGCTCGGATGAAACGCTGGATCGATACGAGGAGATCATCAGCGTCCCCGGCTGGGACCTGAAGAACTATCGCCTCAACCCGGTGCTGCTGTTTGGGCATGACTATCACGAGCCGTCCATCGGCCACGCCGTCAAGGTGTGGAAGAACCTGGAGGCCGAGGCCAAGCAGTTGCTCTTCCACCAGAGGTTTGCCAAGGCTGAGACGTTCGCCTTCGCCGACACGATCTACCGGCTCTACCTCGACGGCGATATGCGGACCGTCTCCGTCGGCTTCCTGCCGTGGGACTGGGAGGACCCGGAGGAGCCACAGGGCGAGAGCGCGAAGGGCAGCAAACCCACAGCCCCCAGGCGGATCTACAAGAAGCAGGAGCTTCTGGAGCTGTCCTGCTGTGCCGTCCCGGCTAACCCCAATGCCCTCGTCAATGCGATGCAGCGCGGCATTCTGCGTGAGGCCGAGTTCAACCTGCTCACGCAGAAATACCGCATGCCCGCTGAGCGAGAAGTCATCGACCTGGGGAGTTGGGCCAGCCTGCGGGAACCTGAGCGGCCGGTTGAGGTGGAGGCGTTCAGCGCGGAAAAGCCGCCCGAGACCCAGACAGCACCGCCCGTCGTGGACAGGGGGGTTGTCCCGTTCTCCGCGCATGGAGCGCTGGACCAGAAGGTCGCAGAGGGTACGGCGTGGGACGCGGCGGCGGCGCGCACCCGGATGCGCAAGTGGGCTGGCGTGGACGCGGAGGAGGCGCCGGCATCCACCTGGACGAAGTACCGGCAGGGGCACGGCTGGGTTGACAGCGCGGCAGCCGATACTCTCGGTGCCTACAAGTTGCCCCATCATGACATCCAGAACGGTGGGCTCGCTCACCACTGGCGAGGAACCGTCGCGGCCATGACTGCGCTCCTGGGCGGTCGAGGAGGGGTAGCGATTCCGGAGGGCGACCGGAAGGGCGTCTACAACCATCTCGTCAAGGAGTACGCCGTCTACGAGAAGGAACCGCCGGAGTTCAAGGACTACGAGACCATCGAGGATGTCCTCGCTGGCGCGAAGGACGCGGAGACGGCGGTCGCGCTGTGGGCCGCGATCAACGATACCGTCTTCCAAGAGGGTGTGCCCCTTCCCGAAACCCTGACAGCGAAGTGGCCGGAGCTGGCGAAAGGGAAGGCCGCGCTTCCAGCACCCGAAGCCTCGATACTCCCGAACACCTGCTTGGTGGAATTCGTCTCGCTCCGTTTCGACGGGCGGATTCGCCTCATCGCAATCTCGGCGGAGTTGTTCGAGCAGATGGCAGCGCTATCCGGCACGAAGATCGAATGGAAAGAGCAGTTCGGGGCAGATCCCTTCGGGGAGCGGCTCATTGTTCTGGCGCGGATCCTCGCACAGCAGCGGGCCTTCGAGACGTTGCCCGCTGACCGACAGGAGGCGATCCGTTCCATGACCCCGGAGGGAGAGCGAACCGACCCGCTCCTGTTCGGAGACTTCGCCAAGGCATACCTCGACCTGCTGCATGGCACCACCGCCGTGGAAGTCAGGGCCGGCGCCGTCCTTAACAAGCGCAACCTCGGTCGCGTGAAGGCGATCATGCAGCACGCGCAGGAGATCCTGGCCGAGGCCGAGCCACTGCCAGAGGAAGAGCAAGCCCCAACTCCTACCCCTGCGGTGATTTCCCCGCCTCCTGAGCAGCGGCAGGAAGTACCACCGATCGCCCCCACCGAGGAACCGATCCTTGAACTGGATGCCGTCCCGACGCCGGAGCCTCCCGCTCCCGTCGTGCCGGAACCCATCGAAATCGAATTCACCTTGGAGGCCCCGGCGCCAGTCCCGGCCCCGGAGTCGCCTGAAGTCATCATCGAACTGGAGGCGGTGGCCCCGACTGAGGCCGCGCCCCCACTCCCCGCAACCCCAGCTCCTCCGTCGCCTTCGGGCCAAGAGGACCTCGTGATCGAAGTGGACGCCGAGCAGTTGGCGGCGGCCGTGGCCCAAGGAATCCAGCAGGCCCTTGGCGGCCTGACCGGGGATGCCCGGTCGGCCAGGGGCAAGCGGAGGAAGTGAAATGGCCGAGAAGACTACGATGAACATGGAGCAGTTGAAGGAGTTCGTCGCCTCGCTCATCACCGAGAAGATCGAGGCGCTGGGCTTGACGAAGGTGGACCGGCGGTTTGCGGTCTACCCGACGCAGGACCAGATGACGGGGCGGCAGGGCCTCACGCCCGAGAGCGCCGCCAAGATCGTGCAGTTCTTCAAGGGGTTGGTCCATCCCGAGGCCCGGTGGGCGGAGGTGCCTGGGCTGGGCGGGCCGCTCTGGCGCGACCTGTCGGTGGCGAGTGCGACCGGCGGCGGCTACCTCGTGCCGACGGAGTTTCGCTCCGAGGTATGCGTGGAACTGGCCAAGATGCCGATCATGCGCAACATCGTCCGGATCTTCCCCATCGGGGCGAAGCAGGACGTGCCCGCGGTGACCACCAAACCCGGCATGTCCTGGCCTGGCGAGAACACGGCGGCCACCGGCACGCAGCCGGTGTTCGGCAGCATTCCGCTCACGGCGAAGCTCGGCCTGGCGGAAGTCCCCATGTCCCGCAGCCTCTTCGCCAACGCGGGCGTGGACATCATCCAACTCCTCACCCTGCTCTTCGCCGAGGCGTTCGGCGCGGGCGAGGATGTCGTGATCGTGAACGGCACCGGCTCGGGGCAGCCCAGAGGGTTCCGAGCCGACAAGGCCTTGGTGACGACTGTGACGCAGGCCGGGGCGAACCTGGCTGGGGATGACCTGATCGACCTGTACCATGTGCTGCCGTCGCAGTACCGGCGCAATGGAACCTGGCTCATCCCCGACAGCATCACGAACAAGATCCGGAAGCTCAAGGAGAGCACCACGGGCAACTACCTGTGGATAGCCGGGTTGGCTGGTGCGCCGGCCACGATCCTGGGTCGCCCGGTGATGGAGCAGAACGACATCCCGACCAACCTCGGGAGCGGATCGCCCGCGAACGAGAGCGAGATCTGGTTCGGGGACTGGACGTTCTACTACCTCGGCGAGAACGAGACCATGGGCGTCGAGACCACGACCGAGGGTGGCGATGCCTTCAGCAAGCATCAAGTGCGCGTTAAGGCGTTCGAGGAGATCGACGGGAAGTTGGCCGTCCCGAACGCGGTGCGGTATCTCTCCGGGGTGAAGTAGGACCCCGGATTCTGAGAACCCGGAGGGGGCCTGAGCATCGGCCCCCTCCACATCAACAAGGAGGCTTGATCGTGGGTCGTGTGATCGTGCAGCAACCCCTGAACGAGGATGGGCAGACGTACCAACCGGGGGCGTCTTTTGAGACATCACCCGAGCGAGCGAGCCGGCTGGAGGGCCTGGGGCTTGTGGTGAAAGCGCCAGAGGGCGAAGAGTCCCGCATCGAGAGCGGCGACGAGGGAACCCACGAGCCCAAAAGTGGAGAATCCGACCGGGCCCCTGTCAATGACAACGGTGCCGGGCAGTTGGGTCTTGAGCAGGCAGCGCAGAGGAAGGGGAAGAAGCAGCCATGGGTAATAAGGTAAGAAAGCCAAAGCGCGGAGCGCCAATGGACCGCGCTATGCCGTCTCCGGCCTCGGGGCAGGCGGCCGGCAAGCCGAGGCGGGCATAGCCATGGCTCGGAAACGTGATCGAGACGAGCGCTGTAGCTGCGACTGCGGGTGCGAAGTCTCTGTGAAGCGCGGGGAGGATCTCTGCCGCGCCTGCGCTGCCGGGCGGTGTCCCGTTGAGCGACGGATCGGGCACGATCGGGCGATGCAGTCCCCGATGAACCCGAGGGAGCGAGAGAGCGACTGACATGGACGTGACGGTCTTGCGGAACATCCACGAGAACTACCGGACCTATAGGCGCGGAGACGTGCTCTGCGTCCCCGATGCACGCGCGCGCCGGCTTGCCGAACTGGGCCTCGTCGAATGGCAGGCGATCATGGGGCGGAATCCCATCGAGGGACAGAAGACCGAGGTCGCCTGGAAGGAACTCCGCAAACTCGTCAGTGCCCGCCCCTCCGATGGTCCACTGGCCTTTCCGACGCGCCGGTCGCGGCTCGACATGCTCAAGGACGGCGAGAAATTGCTCATCCTGCGCAAGTACGGCGGGCTGGGGGATATCCTGATTTCCTCCATGATCTTCCCCATGCTCGCCGATCAGTACCCGGGCGTCCACGTCACCTATGCGTGTCCGCAACGGTACCGCACGCTCTTCGACCAGACGGGGCTCGCACTGACGCCCTACGAATCGGTCTTCGCCGCCGCAAGTTACGAGGAGCACAGGGGAACGGTGCGATCAGAATTCCTCTCCACCTTTGACCTGGTTGAGGACATCTCGATCCCCTGCCACATCTGGGAGACTGTGTTCAATCAATACGGCGGATCGAACGGGCGAGACGGCAACGGCCTGAAGTGGCGCAACCGGCTTGATATGTGGTCCCGATGGTTTGGCCTTGCGGTCAAGAATCCGCGCACGAATATCGTGATCCAAAAGGACGAGCGCACTGCGGCGAAGGCGCGGCTCGCTGGGACGCTGGGCACGGGGAAGCCCGTCTGCCTCATCGCCCCGTTTTCTGGCAACTCGATCAAGTGCTATCCCTGGTTCACGGAGCTGGCACATCGCATCCAGGCGGACGGCTGGAGCGTCGCGCTCCTCTACTCCGTTGCCATTCCGACCGACATCCCGACCATTACCGGACTCACCCTCCGGCAGATGGGGGCCCTCTGCGCCGTGGCTGACCTCATCATCTCGGTCGATACGTCCGCCTTTCACTGGGGCGGGGTACTTGGCACGCCGACGCTTGGCATCTTTAACGTCAATGATGGCGCGACGTACGCGAAATACTACCCCACGGCGCGGGCTATCCAGGTTTGCGAGACGCCCTGCCTGTTTTCCCGGTATAGCCCCGGCGGCATACGGTGTGCCAAACACACGACGGAGTCGCTGCCCATCTTTCCCGGATTAGGCATGGAGATGTCGCGCTGCTATCCGTCCGCCTCGACCACCCGCATTGCGGAGGCGGTCAAGGCCTTCTGGCCAACGGGGAAGACCTGATGGACGTAACGGTATTGACTCCCATTCACGAGGAGTACCGAGACTACCGGCCCGGGGAAGTTGTCTGCATCCCGGAGGAACGCGCCCATCGGCTCGCTGCGTTGGGGTTGGTAGCACTCTCGGCGTCCGCTCTGCCCACGACGGGGGAGGACAACGGGGATGCCTGGAGCAAACTACGGACGCTCATCGGGGCGAAGCACCCGCACATCCCGACCTTCCGGACACGGCGATCACGGCTCGATGAACTCAGGCCCGGGGAGAAATTCTTGATCCTTCTGCGATACGCCGGGATCGGGGATCATCTGAATGCCAGCATGCTCTTCCCGGCACTCCGGGAGCAGTATCCCGCAATTCGCGTCGCCTACGCCATCCCACAACGCTTCCACCCCCTGTTTGAGGGGACCGGCGTCCATCTCGTTTCACACGACGGCCCGGTCGAACCGTCGTGGTCCCACGAGTACGACCTGGTCGAGGATATCAATAAGCCGTGCCACGTCTGGGAGAATTTCTTCGTGCGGTACGGGGGAACGGCCGGAGAAGGCAACGGCCTGCGATGGAGGAACCGGCTGGACATCATGTCGGAATGGTTCGGGCTCAAGGTCAAGAACCCGCATTCCGAGATTGCCATTCGTGAGGAAGAGCAGGTGGAGGCGCGACGCCTGCTTGCGCAGCCAGGGACCAACGGGGTCCCGACCTGTGTAGTCGCCCCGATCTCGTTCTCCCAGGCGAGGAGTTACCCTTGGTTCGCGGAACTTGCCGAGCGACTCATCTCCGATGGGTGGGGTGTCCGCTTCTTGCATTCCGCCCGTCTCCCTGGCCCGGTGGAGACGCTCGCGGGGCTCTCGCTGCGCATGATGGGTGCGGTCTGTTCCGTGGCCGACCTGATTGTCTCGATGGATACCGCAGCCTTTCACTGGGGCGGGATTCTCGGTCGGCCAACGGTCGCGGTGTTCAATTCGCAACTTGGGGTGAATCACTGCCGGGACTACCCCACGGCCCATCCCGTACAGACCTGCGCGACGCCTTGCATCCACAATGCCCGTTGGGGCACGGACAACACCAGTTGCCCACACCTCACGCGCGAAGCGATTCCGGAGGTTCCGGGGCTCGGTCTTGCAATGTCCCGCTGTTTCGGACGGGCCACGGTGGAGCAGATCATGGCTGAGGTTCGTGCCTTCGCCAGCCACCCCGGCCGGGGGAACTGACGATGCACCGAAATGTTTCTCACTCTCTGAAGGGAGCGCATGCGGCGATGAACTCCACCACCCCTCCCCCGATTCGGTTGAACCTGGGTTCTGGCGGCGACTGGATGGGGAACGGCATCATCAACATCGACTCCAGAAATCTCGTCCCGCCCGATGACGTGACCTATCTGCGCGCGGACGTCAGCGACCTCTCCGACATGTTCAAGGACGGCGCCGCGTTGGAGATCTGGGTGAATGACGTCCTGGAGCATTTCCCGCAAGCGCAAGCGGATGCCGTACTGGATGAATGGATTCGACTCCTGGCGGTCGGAGGGACGCTGCATCTCAAGTGCCCAGACTTGGAGGCGCTCGCGCGGTTCATCCTCAATCCAATCGTCAAGGTAGTCGGGCCGTTTGAAACCGAGCACGGATGGAAGGTCGGCGACCGCTGGGGGCCGAGACAGGTCGCTCTCCAGGTCTACGGCGGGCAAGAGTATCCCGAGAACTTCCACCGGGCCGGCTACACGATTGCCATGCTGCGCGGGATGCTTGAGGCGCGCGGCATGGAGATCCTGGAGTCGGGGTATGAGGGCACGAGCAACCTCGTGATCACGGCGCGCAAGACCCCCCGCGGTCGGCGGTTCGACGGAGCGAAGCGCATTGAGAATCTCCGGGCTGAGATCGAGCCGTACTTCTCCCCGAAGGACGCCTACGCCACACAGGCGGACCATCCGGGCAGATCCAGCAACTACTACGAGTGGTACTACAGCTACGCCCAGGCACTCACACCCAAGACGGTGCTGGAGATCGGCTGCCTCTACGGCTACTCCTCTATCGCCATGGTGATGGGACATCCGCAGATCGAGCGACTGTATCTCTTTGACTGCGGAGCCTACGGCGTGCCGGTCACGGAGGCGGTCGCCAACATCCAGCGGCTATTCAAGGGAACAATCGTCCCGTCGGCGCAGAATACGCAAGATTTTCCAATGCTCAGTCTTCCCGAGCAGATCGACCTCATCCATGTTGACGGGGACCATAGCGCGAGGGGGCTCTTGCACGACCTGGCTCTTGTGCTCCCCTGTCTGGCGCCCAAGGGCCTGATTGTGGTGGACGATGTGACCAATGTTCCGGAGTTGCGCGGAGCCTGCATGGACTTTGCGGCTGCCCATGGATTGATCGGGCAGTTCATCCCGACCTTTCGCGGGCACATCCTGCTTTCTCGGCCGGATTGATGGAGGTCACATGGCGGCTCGTCGGCTAGCAGACGGTTTTCTCGTGCGAGACGGGCTTGACGACGAGAGGAACTACACTCACGTCGTCACGGAGAACGAGTACCGCCTGCCGGATGCCTTTCCCCCGGGGGCGATCATTGTTGATGTCGGCGCGCAGTGCGGCTGTTTTTCTCACGCGGTCCTCTTGCGGGGAGCGGGTAAGGTCTATGCCTTTGAAGCCGAGAGGAGCAACTTTGAGCAGGTCCTTCAAAATCTCTCGGCTGCATGCGAAGCGGGTCGCGCAGAGATTGCTCATCGAGCGGTCTGGCGATCCGACGGGCGCGGGCCTGTGATCCTGCACTTTACGCCATCCGAGGATCCATCCTGTTCGGGTGGCGGCAACGTCCTGCGGCCCGGGGAAGGGCAGGCGGTCGTTACGATCCCCCTGGATACCATTCTCACCACCGTGACGGCGCAGGGCTTACGCCGAATCCATCTTCTCAAGCTGGATTGCGAGGGCTCCGAGTGGCCGATTCTCTTCACCGCGACGCGCCTGGACTTGGTGGATCAGGTCATCGGCGAATATCACGAGATCGGCGGACCCAACATGGCGGCGCTACGCCCGGACCAGGCGTGGCCGAGCAGCATCCCAGATCAGGCAATGGTGGAAGGCTACGAGCGGTTCACCGCTAGCGAATTGGAGGCGTTCCTTGTGGCTCAGGGATTTTCCGATGTCCAGATTGTTCCCTACGACTGGTGGTTCGGGCTGTTCTTTGCACGGAGGCCAGCATGAGTCTCGCGACGCTCGCTGAACTGAAAGCCCATATGGGGATTACACTGTCCGACACGTCGCAGGACGCAAAGCTCACCGCTATCCTGGCCGGCGTCGAGGCATGGATCACCGAGACAGCCGCAGCGAACGGTCGGGCCATCGTCAGGGAGACGGGTCGAGTGGATCTGCTCGACGGGACCGGCAGTTTTCGGCTCTTCCTGCCACGGCGTCCGGTGATCCTGGTGACCAGCATCAAGGTGGACGGGAACGCCACACCGACCTGGGATGCCTCAACGGTGGTCGCGGCAAGCGGATACCGCGTCTACGCTGACACGGGGATCGTCAAGCGCCTGAGCGATGTGGAGTGGACGGAGGGGCTGCAGAACGTGAAGGTGACATCTGACGTTGGCTACGCCGCGGTCCCGGCGAACCTCAAGCTCGGCGTGCTGACCATGGCGGCCTACTTCGGGGGCGAGGGCGGGGGGAAGGGCCTGAAGAGCGAGACCCTCGGGAAGTACAGCTACACGATGCAGGACGTGGAGCAGATTCCCGGCCTCCTGCTCCTGCTGGCACCGTACCTCGGCTTCCCGGTGGCTCTCTGACGCCGATGGTCCAGGACAAGACGGGACGGTCCTATCCCTGGGGGTTCTGTGCGGCATGCGGGGCACCGCTGATGGACCCAGAGAAGCCTTTCTGCGGGGCGGGCTGCGAAGATGCATATGAACGCGGGAAGCGTCCGGTTGGGTTGACAGGAGTGCGGTATGGGCATCGAGGGTCTTTTCAGTCAAGCGGTCACGATCTATCCGTTGACCGGCAGCACGGTGAGCGCCAGCGGCGAGGTCACTAAGACCTACGCAGCCGTGGGCGTGCCGGCCCGCTGCGACATCCAGCCGGCGCGCGTTGCGTTGCGGCGCCTGGTGTTAGGTGAGGAGGTCGCTGGCGAGTACGTCGCCTTCTTCTCAGCCGGGACGGTCATCGGGGAACTTGACAAGGTCGTGGACGGCAACGGCGTGGAATACACCGTGCTCTTCGCGGATAACATCCGGGGGCACCATCTGGAAGTGAGCCTGCATCGGGGGATTTTCTGATGGCCGATCTGACCGATCTGCGTGAAGCCTACCGCGCGAAGTTGACGGCTGACGCGACGATCAAGACGCTCCTGGGCGCGATCCCCGGGATGACCCCGGCGCAATACCCGATCTTCTACCGGCAGATCCGCCGGGAGATGCTGATCCCGAGCGTCATGCTGAGCGACGCGGGAACCCTGCCGGATCTCTCGGTCCCGCTCCATGATAGGACCGTGCGGGCGGACGTGTTCCATGAGGACTTCGAGCGGGCTGAGGCGATCTGCAAGCGGATCAAGGCGCTCTGGGATGACCAGCCGCTCACCGCGACAGGCTGGCGGGTGATGATGTTCCGGTACACGGGGGACGGGGAGCAGGGGGTCGAGGAAGGGGATGTGATCCAGCGGGCGGCGGAATTTCGTCTGCTGGCGTATGAGGCAACGTAACACTCACGAGGAGAGGGACAATGACAACGCCAGTGTACGAATCTGACAACCTGGAACTGGGACCATGCACGGTCTACATCGAGGAGAGCGGGCTGGATGCCAGCGTGGGCATCATCGGCGACGTGACCGTCACCATGGGTGCGGGGGCTTCGCCGTTGACTGGGGCCCACATGGGGGACGTACCCCTGGACAAGGTGATCACCGGTGGGCACTTCCGATTCACGGTGCAGTTCAAGGAGATCACGCTCGAGAACTTCGCGCGTGCATTCCCGAACTGCGTCTTGACCGGAGACGGAGACCGGGTGGATTTCAAGCCGCGCGTTGGCCTGAGCCTCCGGTCGATCGCCAAGAAAATGACGATCAAGCAGATCGTCGGCGGCGTCGAGACGACGGATACCTCGAAAATCCTCATCGTTCCGGAGGCCTCACCAGTTGAGGGGGAAATCACCCTCGGATACACGCCGACCGAGCAGCGCGTCCTGGCCGCGACGTTTGAGGCGTGGCCTGACGATACTACGAGCCGCTGGAGTTTCCTGGGCGACGAGCTGGCCTCCTAGCCTGGTGACGGCATGACCGAGTTGACCGACGATCTGGCCGCCTTTATGCCGCAGCCGAAGCGTAGTCTGCGGTTCCAGGGGCGGGTCTACCCTGTCCGGGCGTTTCTGGACCTGCCCATCCCGGAGGTCCTGGATCTGCTCCAAGGGGAGGAGGGCCTCGCTGGCAAGCCGCTCCTCTTGCAGCTCGCCCGGGCCCGGCATCAAGTCGAAGTTCTCGTTCCGACCATGGACGCCGCAACCCGCCGGCGGCTTACGACGAGGCAGGCGCTCCAGGTGGCCGGGGCTGCCCGGGAGGCGAGCCGGTCGGAGGGTGGGGAGCAAGCGGCGGTTCGCCTCGGCTTCTGGTTCGCACAGGCGGCGCGGTTCTACGGGTGGACGTGGGAGACCATCGAGAAGAGGACGCTGAGACAACTGCACCGGTTCTTGGATCTCATCCCAGAGCTTCAGGCGCGGGAACGACTGGAGGAAAGCCTCGTGGCGGCGTTCCCCTACTTGGAGAAAGGCCCTCGGCAGACGTTGCGCCAGCATTGGCTTCTCACGGCCAAACTCGTCTCGCAGGAGGATCTGGAGCGCATGAAGAGGGAACAGTACGAACAGGCGTGGGCGAAACTCGGGCAACGTGTGCGAAGAGGGAAGCGACGCTGATGCCACACGATGTTAGCACGCCCGCTGGCCGGATCACGTTCTTCCGTGGCGAATGCGAGAAGGCCCTCGATGCCAAGATCGGGCGAGCCATGCAGATGAGCGTCCTAGCGCTCGAAAACAAGGTTAAACAGCTCATGACCGGCCCGCGCCATGGCCGCTGGTACCGCATTGGCAAGACACCGACGAAGGGCAATAGGGCGATGGGCATCAAGACGGGCCGCTGGTACCAGGCCTCGGCCCCCGGGGAGCCACCGGCCATCAAGTCCTCGCGGCTGTTCAAGAGCGTCACCCACAAGGTTGAGCGGCAGGCAGGCGGTCTCTGGGTCGGGGCCGTGGGCACCAATGTCCAAGGCTATCCGCATGCACTGGAGTTCGGCATCAAGGCCGGCGCCGGAACCACGCCGAAGAAGGCAACCTATCGTGTCACGAAAACCAATCAGAAGACGGGTCAGGGCGTGATCGCCAAGGTCAAGCAACTGACGTTCGGTGGCGGCTGGCGACTCGCTCCGCGTCCGCTCTGGCGCCGGGCGATGAAAGAAATGATGCAAACGATCAAGAACATTTGGAAAACGGCCAGCAAGTAGCAAGGAGGACACCTATGTCTCATAGGAAGAAAACATCGCGCCCCCCGGTGGATTCAGAAGGGCAGGCAACCGAGAGCGCCCTGTTCGCAGGCCTGCCTGAAATCGACCTCAATGCCACCAAGCCGATCATCGTTGCCATGGTGAAGGTCGGCGACCGCACGTTCGCAGTCCATTCGACGCTGGACGTGCAGATGGGCACCCTCCAGGGCCTGCTCGCCGAGGAGGAGCGTATCCGCAAAGACGGCGGGTGGATGGACCAGGTCGCTCTTGCGCGCAAGCAGATCCGGCTGGTGGTCCCGGCGCTCACCGAAGCCGACCTGGACGGGCTGACGGCGCGGCAGATCATCCGGCTGAGCACTGAAGTGATCGGCATCCTCCAGCCGAAGGAGTAACCATGGCAGTCAACGAGCAGACCTTCGGGCTCTGGGGCATCAAGCTCTTCGGGGATACGAAGGGGTTGAAGGCCGATCTGGACGGCGTCGTCGGCATGACGATGAAGGTCTCCGCTTCCATCGGAACGGGCGTTGCCTCCGCCTTCAAGGGCATGGGCAGCATCGCCGGCTCCGTGCTCGGGGGGCTCAGGGACGCGATCTTCAACCTCAAGACGGCCATCGCTGGAGTCCTGGGTGCGGGGGGATTCATTGCACTTTTCCAGAGCGCGGTGAACACGGGGGACGAGATCAACAAGATGTCCCAGCGCGTGGCCATCGGCGCAGAGACGCTTTCTGGTTACCGCCTGGCCGCAGGGCTCGCCGACCTGAGCATGGACGATTTTGGAAGGTCGCTCCAGATCGCTTCCCGGAACATCATGGACGCCTCCAAGGGGACGGGCGAGGCGGGCAAGGCCTTTGATGACTTGGGCATCTCGGTCACCGACAGCAACGGGAAAGTGAAGAGTGCCGAGCAGGTCATGCTGGAGGTGGCCGATAAGTTCTCACAGATGGAAGACGGTGCCAAGAAGACCGCTTTCGCCATGGACATCTTTGGCCGCAGCGGTGCCTTTATGATTCCGATGCTGAATCAAGGGCGCAAGGCGTTGGAGGACCAGCGGAAAGAGGCCGAGTTGTTCGGGGCGACCTTCACCAGCGTCCAGGCTAAGGCATCGGAGGAATTCAACGATACCATCAAGCGCATCGGGGAGGCGTTCATCGGCTTTCGCAATACGGTCGCCATGGCCCTCTTGCCGTTCTTGAACGAAATCGTGGGTGGCATCATCACAACCATGAAGGAATGGGCAGCGAGCGGGGATCTCAAGGTCTGGGCGAAGGCCACCAGTGACTACCTGATCGACGCTTTCATCGCGGCGGCTCGGGGGTTGGACCAGGTCGCCTTCGCCGTGGCCGGGATTCTGGACGGATTCCGCGTCCTCATGACTGGCATCCGCCTTGTCGAAACGACCATCGAGAGCATGGTTGCCGGAATGTTGGCGGCCATCAGCCGCGCCGTCGGTGGATGGGCCTGGGTCGCAGAGACGCTCCACTTGGATGTGGCCAAATCCTTACGGGCGGCCGAGCAGGCTACCCGCGACTGGGGGGAGACCGCGAGAACCGCCGCAACGCAGGCCGTGGATGCCGCTGCGGAGTGGTGGGACGCCGTCGGTTCCAGCAACGCCACGGCCGAGAAGCTCGCGGGCACTCTGTCCCGCGTAGCCCTCAAGGTCGAGGTCTGGGGGGAGAAAGCCAAAGCCGCTGGTTCCGCTGCGGCGAAGGGCATCGAGGCAGTCAACAAGAAGATTACCGAAGGCCCATCTATCCAAGAGCGCCTCAAGAGTGAGGAAGACCTCCTCAAGGCCGCACGCACGCGGGGAGAGGCTACGTACCAGGATGAACTGGACTTCCTGCGCAAGCGCACTCAGGCCATGCGTGTCGGGTCCGCCGATCGCATCCAGGCAGAGGCCGATGCCTACAAGATGGCGAAGGACCTCGCCGACCGGCTGTTCGGGCACGAGCAGGCCCTCGGCCTGAAGTCTCTCCGGGACGAGATCGAGCGGCAGCGACAAAAGGCCGATGCGGCGGTTGCGGGTTCCGAGGCGCGCATGAAGGCCGAGGAAGATGTCTACAAGAAGGAAGAGGAACTCAAGAACAAGCGCAGGTCCGGCGCGCTCGGCATTGTCGGCGAGGCCGCCAAGAGGCTAGAGGAGAAGGGGATCACGGGAGAGATCGGCATCACCGACTTGCAGCGCGAGATCCAGGAGATGGGCCGCGAGGAGGCCAGGAAGGCAGCAGAGGCCGGCGCCTTCGCTGGAGGCAAGCGGATGACCATCGAAAGCCTCAAGGGGGGGTTGGAGGCCGCTGGCCGCCTTGAATCGCGCGGAAAGATCATCAAGGAAGGCGGAGGGTTGGGCGAACTCATCGGCGGTGGCGCCGCCGTCCAGGGGCTCTCGCCAGATATCCTCGGGCAACTGGGTCTCACCGGAGGCTTCGCTCAGAAGTCCTTCCTGGCTGGCTTTGCCCCGGAGGATCAATCGAAGCTCACGGAGTCCATCACTGGTACGATAACCGGGGCGTATCAGTCAGCTTTTGGCGCAGCGTTCGTTGCGGTGGATGAAGGGCTTGGGAAGATCGAGGCGCGCGTGAATGAGTCGTCCTCGCGGATTGCCAAGAATATCACGGCCAACGTGGAAGAGTGGTTGGTCCGGAAAATGATGGCAGAGAGTTTGAGGAACTGAATATGACAATCACGGCGCGTGGCACGGTATACCTCGACGACGTCCAGCTTACGACGGACCCGCAGGTCTACCAACCTCTGCGCTGGCCAAAACGGGTATCGGTGCATCAGGGGATTGGGGGATCGGTGACGATCCAGGATTTCGGGACCTACCCCGCAGACGGGAAAATCACGATCGGCTCAGGCTCTGGAGGATTCCTGGAGCAAGGGGTGGTAGACGACCTGGTCGGCATGAAGAATGCCAGGGGGGCGACCTACACGCTGGAGGATTGGCTGGGGAATGAATTCGAGGTGTTCATTCTCTCCTTCGATCCGGAGCCCACATTCATAGGCTCCTTGTGGCGGTACACGATGGAACTTCAGATCGTCGAGATAATCACGCTATTGGGGACGAGCTACGGCGAGTAGCCGGCGGCGGAGGGTAGTATGAGCGGGATGATGAAGCACTTCGCGAACGATGGAGTCGAACAGATCACCAGCGAGGAGTGGGAGTTGATCCATGCCGGAGATCTTTCCACGGCCCTGAAGTATTTCGCCCAGAACGCCGGGGACCGAACGCTGGAGGATCTGATTGGCGAAATCGCGGCCGTGGGGACGACTGACGGGAGCGGCATGGCCAGATTCGCCCTGGAGTCGGTGACGGTGATGCCTCCTTATGGGGCGGAGCTTGCCCTCGGAGCGCCGAGCGGCGGCGGCACCTGGGGATCCACCGGTCTGAAGTATTACATGCTGACTGCCTACAACGGAACCGGGGAGACCCAACCATGCGACGAAGCGAGCATCAACGTTGACGATACGACCAAGAAGGTCACACTGACCTGGGAGACGGTGGCTGGGGCCTCGGGCTACAAGGTCTACCGGACGACCACGCCGGGGGACTATGGGGCCTCGTCGCTGCGGGCAACGGTGTCGGGTGGCTCATCTGATTCTTACGAGGACGATGGTGGCGCCCTCTCATCTGGCACGCCGCCGACTGCGAATACAACGGCGGGCCCGGCGCCCGGCTACGGGACACCGCCGACCCTTAACACTAGTCCCATAGATATTGGCGACCTGGAAATTGGGCAATACTTCGCCTACTGGGTGAATTGGGTGGTGCCGAACGGCACACCGGAGGACGGGAATCCCCGGCTGTTCACGATTGACTTCAGCGAAACGTAGAGGATCCAGATGGGCGTCCAAACGCGCGACCTGAGATTGTTCGGCAGTGCAACGATGCCGGACGATGATACGACCACGGCCATCGGGGGGGCGGAAGCCACGTCGAAGCGGGTGGTGTTCGCCGACTTTGGCGGCGGTGTCCAGGTGGTGTCGAGCGATGCCGGAGACACGACCCAGTCGGTGACGATCTATTATCGGGACGGGGACCGGGTGCTCCAGAATGAGGTCCAGGGCTTGAACGGCCAGACCCCAGAAGCATACACGGCCACCCCGATCCGACTCCTGCGGGCGCTGAAGTCGGCGACCTGCGCAGGGGACGTGGCGGTGGAATCCATTACGCCGGTCCGCCTCGGCACAGCCCAGGACGGAGATACTGGCACGATCACGCTGGACGCAGACGCTTCAGAACAGGACGATATTTACAATGGCCTCATAGTCCGGTTGGATGACGGGCAGATCCGGGAGATCGTGGATTACGACGGGGCAACCAAGGAGGCCGCGGTCAATTACGATTGGGTTACTCCGCCCGATAGCTCTTCGGTGTTCATCCTCAGTCGCGGCATGCTGTTTGAGTCCGGCTCGGGCCCGGCGGGGGAGACCCTGGAGGTCCGGCGGATCCTTTACGATGTCGAGGCTGGCGTCCCTGGAGTCGCGGCGGTGAAGCGATACGAGAAGGTCTTCTGGAAAAACCTGCACGGCGCGGATGACGTATCGGAGGCCGTGATTGCCGAGACGGTGGACGAATTTGGGGTGTTCGCCTTCGGCTTGGCGCCGACCCTGAATGACACCGCGACGAATGGAACAGGGAATACACGGCTAACGGCTCCTCCGGGGATCGTCTTCAGCAGCGCTGAGAAGAACGTGGCCAACGGGGGCATCTTGACAGCCGGAGATTCGCAGGCGGTGTGGATTGAGCTGACGCTACTCGGAGGCGAAGGCGCCTTCGACGCGAACTGTGGCCTGGAGCTTTCAGGCGTGACGCCGGAATAGGAGCCACCAGTGGCTACCTTCACAGATGACTTCACTCGCGGGGATTCAGACGCTCTCGGGAACGGGTGGGATGATGACTATCTACTGGACCCGTCTTATGCCCATCCTGACTATTTCAGCATCCTCGGTGGTAAAGCTCGCGCGACTGGCAATGGTGGTGACTCTGGTGGCGCGAAAGCTCCCACCGATGCGAATGCAGACTGGGATGTCACCGTCTATGTGACCAGGAAAGAGGGCGATCCGGCTGCCGGCATTTTCGCCCGAGCTACGTCGGACGAGGTCTATTATTTCTTCTACGTGGACCCCTGGGGTTGGTCCATCTACAAGGGAATAAATGGGTCCTGGACCCAGCTCGATTACGGCGAGTTAACTTGGGACGACGAGGAGACAAAGAAACTTCGATTCACCGTCATCGGAAACGTCCTGACAGGATATGTAAATGACGTACAGGTAGGTCAGGTTGAGAATTCAGACATCACCGCTAGGGGCTACTGCGGAATGTTTTTTATGGGGTCGTCAGCAGAAGAGGCGTGGTTCGAGGATTTCTCCGCAACAGGAGCAGACGCGCCGATTCCCATCGAGATAGCAGTTTCCTACCAAATGCCGGTCGAGTCGGGCGGCTTGACTATGTCGATCTTCCACCGGCGTACCGTGACCGTGAAACTCTCCGAGAAATTCCCGCACACCAGGATCGTGGTGCCCAGGACGGTCTATTCCATTCAGCACTCCCGTACCGTGAGAACCCTGCTCGCGGGGAAGGTGACCCATAGCCGGAGAATCTTCCCGGGGAAGCTCTTTGACCTGTACGCCGAGCCCATCCATTGGCCGGTGGTGAAGGTGGAGAAATAAGGCATGGCCGAGATCACGGTGCGGTCCTTCGCCGTAGAGGGGAGCCTGGACCTCGCAGCAGATCAATTCACCGCTGATGTCCTCTCGGCGGACGCCTTCCTGGAAGCCTCTGACGATGACGAGATGACGTTCGCGGCCGGATTCGTGGATCCAGTCTCGAAAATCAACTACACGGCTGGGCGGTTCAGTGGCCCCATCGAGCAGTATACCCTCTCCGTCACCCCGAGTAGCATCACGGTCTCTATCAGCGGACGGGACAAGATGGTCGAAACCATCGAGGGGTCTTACAAGAAAATGTACCTGCGGAAACCGCCGCCGGAGAATCCGCCGCAGATCCGCGTGGTGGATGAACACGGGGGCATGACGTTCAAACAGCAACCGGCCGGGACCATCGGTCCGGATGAAATTCCATACGTGGTTGGGGATTTCATGGCCAGCACGATTGCGCGAGAAGCCGTGGAATCCGTCGGCCTTTCCCTCTCCTGGCAGTGCCGGGACTATAAGATCCTGGAGGACTTTGAGGCGGTCGGCAGGCCCCTCGATATCGTGCGAAAACTGGTGGAGCCATGGAGCCAGGTGGACCTCTTTAGGGTGGATCTTCTCATAGAAGATACGGTGGTAATATGCCGGCCGAGGGCTGGAACCTTCACCGCTGATTACACTTGCTCGGTCCCGGATGCGAGAGTTAAGTCGTTGGAAATCTCCAAGACGACCCCCGCGTGCGCTGGGTGGCTCTACGGGAAGATTAACCTGCAAGGGAAAATGGTGCCCCCTGGCCTGACCGGGACCGGGGGGGGCGGAGCGCCCTTGTCGTCGTCGGAAGTCGAGGAGACCTCCACGACGGAAACGAAAGACGGCGCCGGCCAGGTCACATCACGGGTGGTGACCACGACAACCTACCGGATGCCCGATCGCCTGGTCCTCCGGGCCAGGGAACAAATCTACGACAAGCAGGCCGGGGTCTTCCAGTTGTCCTCCGACAAAGATACTGTCAACGAATGGGAAAGTTCAGTCTATGACGGCAGCGGGGCCACGAATCAACCGAAGCAGGTGAACCAGGTGGTGCTGACATCTGGCATTCACAAGAACGACACCAGCAAGAAATTCCGCCTACTCCAGAAGCAAGAAACCCGATTCACATATGACGACGTCGGTTACCTGGCCATGTCTCGGGTCAGTCGGTGGGAAACCAACCCAAGCACGTGGGACCTGGAAGAGTCGGAGCGTGAGACCAGGACGCTCAAGGAGGTCGAACACCTGAAAACCGAGGAAGTGGTGACCACGCTGAAACCGAAGAAGACCACGCCGACGCAATTCAACCCGTTTCCATCCTCCAGTTGGTACGTGGCGACAGTGCGGACCAATGTGAGCGCCGGCGTCCGTCCAGGGGGGCCGAGGCCAGGGCGAACCATCGTCTCTGGGGGGAGCGACGGGACAGAGAAGATGCCGTTGGAGGTGCAGAAGGTCGTGTCCGATGATCCCAGGGCGAAAGAGGTCCGGTATGCCAACCCCCACATGACACTGGCCGACCTGGGCTTCATCCTGGGCCAGTTCGAGGCGGCCAATGGCAAGTGGGAATATAGGATCACCGTCACCTACGTCGAGATGCCATGGCTGCGGAAAGGGAAGGTGATCCACCTTACCGGACTATTGCTGGACGATGGGGTCACGGAGATTCCACTTCAGCCGGCGCTGATTGTCAGTCAATCATCCCCCATGGAAGGCGGGGAGTCCCCGCAATCGGTAGGGCGCTTCCAGGCGGTCTTCGGAGGTGATCCGTGAGCCCAACGCTCTTTGAGGCCATCTGCCAGATTGCCAGGTCAGCCAAAGGGGGAACCACGGGGGGCAGGCCATCGGGGGATTTCTTCGAGCAGGGAGAGGTGGCCATGGTGGGCGGGACTGGCAACTTGATGGTGGTGGTGGGCGGGAGAACGGTGGAGGCCAAACCCGTCACCGACGAACCGTTCAAGGTGGGGTCCAAGGTTTGGGTGTCCTCCGCAGCCGGAGGTTACATCGTGCACGGGGGCGTCCGATGACGGCCCTCCTGCCGATCGTTCAAAGGGCCATAGGACGGTCTCGGGCTGGAGGCGCGCGGGTCCCCTCCGAGCAGATCACCTGGGAGACAGTTGAATTGGTCCGGAGCGATGGGAAGTATGTGGTCCTCGGTCGAGTGCTTCCTGTGACTGGCCTCCAGTCATATGCCACAGGCGCACGGGTGCCCGTAGCCTGGAAGAACGGGGAACCGGTGGTCATTGTCGGCCACCGATGGCGGCGCGCGCAATTCCACCCCAGCGTGAGGGAGGTGGCGGTTGGGATTGTCGAAGAGTTATTGATTGGCGACCTCGACGGGTCCGGGATGGACATCTGGTACCGCAATTTTTCTACCCTGAAGAAGCTCGACCTTGCCTCAGCCTTCGGTGGGGATTCTCCTGCCATGGTCAAGTGGGGAGCGAACGGTCGGGGCTTTGTGGTGGGCTGTTCGGAAAACACGTTCTTCGTCTTCGAGTTGACCGATAGGACTGACGGCAACAAGTACGACGAGAACGCGCCGGGAACGGTGGCCCTGAGATACAGCTATGATGCCACGGCAGAAGAGGGGACTCTACTCTCGGTCGGGTACACGGACGAAATCGCTCTGGCCAACTGGGACATGATTTTGGAAGCGGACGTGGACCATTACGACTATACGGACGAGAAAACGGCGGCTGATGCCTCGCAGAGCGATACGATCAATTTTGGGGTTGGGGAGGTGATGAACGCCACGGTGGAAGACGGGACCGGAGCGGCAGGGAAACTCACCGGGAACGTCATTGACTGGCATCTGAACGCCGACTGGGAGTTGGTCCTGGTGATCCGCGTCAGCTTCACGAACTTCTGGGTATTTACGCCGAGCAAGGACGAAACGACCATCGGGCGCCGTTACGCCGACTCCCTTCCAGGGCAGACGGAGCGGCTTGACCTCGTCGTCTGGGCGGGAGGGGATACGACGGCCCGGCCCTACCGGCTCGGGGAATTCGCCGTGGAGGGTGGTGGAATCATCGTGCCGGAATCGCATTGCATCCTGTGGAACGCCACGACCCAGGCGGTAGTGTGGAGCACAGTGGACCCCACCGTCGAGTTGACGCATACGTTGAACGACTACAGCCCTCATCCGATTGAGATTTGGTACAGAGACAAGACCGACCCGGCCGAGTGGATGGATTCGGTGCTTGAGGATTTGCTCAGCTATGGCAACAAAAGCGAGGAGGTCGGAGATCAACGGTCCCTCGGGGACATCGGCGAATACCAGATGCACCGCTACCGGAGCAGTAATGAGACACTCCAACTCTTCAGCCCCACGCACACCCCTTTCATGTTCGGGGGCGGCCCGTACTGGGAGACGAAGGAAGACACCTCGCACTACCGAGACAGTTTCAGCATCTGCGATTGGACGCAGACCAGTCCGGGCGGGAGCGACGGGGGCTTTGGTCTCTTCTCGCACCATCAATACTACCACTACCGGGTGCATGACGCCCTCGTGCTGTCTAACCATTTGATCTTGATGGTTCATCGGGTGCCCTTCCCCAGCGACAAGGATAGGGTCACGACGGCGGAGACAGAATCGGCGGTCTACCAACTCAGGTTGGACGGCACGTTTGTCCGGCAAATTCGCGACTACCAGGCAGATAATTTCGGCGTGGAGGCCTGGAATGCCCACAGGATGGTGTGGTCCTTGGGGGATGACCTATACGTGACCGACCTGGAGACCGGGGCCGAGGCACAATTCACCGAGGCACAGAAGGCTGCCTGGGTCGCTGACGACGTCGAACTGCTGTTGCTGGACCCGGATTTCCTGTGGGATCGAGGCATCCAACACAGGT